CAAACACAAAAACAGTCGCACACTACGTATCAACAGAAGATAAAGATATAGCGAATAAAAGTTATAACATATTTTTATACATATAATATACACTATCCAATGAAGAATTCGAATCTTTTATATTTTTACATAAATATAATAATTCTTGTAAATTATCATTGCCGCCAACTTTAATATAATTATCCTTATTTACTTGTAAAAATATTTGAGGGAAAGTACTCATTTTATTTTGTTTTTTATAGTAACTTTTTGCTTCTTCGTTATTTTCAACAACTATAGATTTATGTTTAATATTATTTTCCTTTAATGTACTTAAAGCTCTATTACAATATGGACATTCATTTAAAACATATAGTACTAACATTTATATTATAATACTATTTTTTTTTACACTTCTTAACATTTTAAATATTGATTTTTATAATTAAAAAAATTTTGAAAAATTAGAAAAAGCTCACTAAAAGCAACTGATTAACTTTATTTTACCAACTAATTTTAATTAAAGTCTCAATTTTTTATATTCTGTTAAATAATAAATTCCTTGATTTTGTATTTATCCATTCATGTGTTAATTTTAGAATATTTAGACATGCATTTACATCTCTGTTCGAAAATGTTATTATTTTGTTTTCTAAACTACAACATCCTGTAAAGAATAATAAAAAATATTTATTTTTCATACCTACCTAAAACTAGTTCAAAAAACTATTTAATTTTTTTATACTGGATGCGTTTTTATAAAAAAATATAAAATTTTTATAAAATTAATAATAAAAAAATTATAAAATTAATAATATTATAAATTTTATAAAACCCTAAGTTTCCAGCCTTGTGTGCAAAGGTGTAAAACAGTGATTAAATTAATTTCGTATGTATCCATTTATATATAATAATATTAATAAAATTACTAAAATATTATATTATTTTATAGTCACAAAATTCTTTATTTAATACATCACATAGTTCTATTCTATATTGTTTATCAAATAATAATCTAGAAGTTTCATTTATTTCTTTTATAATAGAATTATAATAAATAGAATTATAATATAAATTTGAATTATTTTTTTGTGTAATGTTTATAATTTCATTTTTAATAATTTCAGTTTTTAATATTTCATTTGATATATTTTGTAAAAAATTTTTTTTTATGTAATGCCTTTTATAAAAAAGACATTTTTTAAAGTATAAACTTGGATTTTCATTATCTATATTAATAAATTTATCTTCCTTTTCTATCCCTAAAAATAATATTAAATTATTATCACAATTACTATAAAGTTTCGATAAATATGGTATCTTAAATAGATTATCTTGATAAATATAGTTTTTATATGTAATTTTTTTAAAATTTAAAATATCGATATCTTGTGAAATAGATAAAGCTAACGCATCTAATAATTTTAAATCTGGTTCAATAATATGTGAAAAATAACAGTCTTCTGATATATTTGTTTCAATATTTTTTCTAAAAGAAATAATTTTCAATTCTATATTTGTCATTTTATAAAAATCTATTAATGATATATTTAACGATATATTTTTTGACTTAAAAAATGGTTCAAGTATGTCATTTATTACAACATTAATTGAATTTTTTTTTAATACTATAGATAATAAATATTCAACATTAACAAATTCAAGATTTTTAAGTATTATACAGAAATTATTTTCGTCAATATTTAAACAATATAATATTCCAGTTATTGCTCCAGCACTATAACCGCTTATTGTTTTTAAATTATCCAATATTTTATTTTTTTTTAAATTATTTAGTATAATAATTTGTTTAATAAAAACACTATAACCTCCTTCACAAATTATATGTTCTATCATTTATATATTATAATAATATAAAAAAAATAATTTAATTATAAGTTAAAATAATTCCGAGTGGAGAATTTAAATATTTAATTTATATATAAAATAAATTTTTAATTGATAAGATATTCTATTTAAAAAATATATTTATAAGTATATTCTCCACTCACTAAAGTTCTTTCTCATAGTATTATAATTTTATAAATCTAATAATCTATTATTAAACATTGTTTAACAGTAAAAAAATTTTCTTCTATATAAATATATATTTTATCATTTAAGTTACAGAAAAATTAAAATATAATTTTATAAAAAGTCGATGTTTGAAATGTAAAAAGGTATAAAATATTTTATTTATAAATTATTTCTTATTTAATATATTTTAATATATTAAATGGATAATATAACTATAATACCTGGTTCATACAAACCACCTCATAAAGGGCATTTAAGTTTAGTTGAAAAATTAATTAAAAAACAAAAAAATAAAAAAATAATTATTATTATTACAAATAAATCACGTGCATTAGATGAACGATTTTTATATATGGAAGGTAAACCTAAAACTGAATTACAGACTGCATTAATAGAATATTTTCCAAATGAAAAAGATGAAATATTATTATTAAGTAAAGAAAAATTAATAAAAAAAATAAAAGATTTAATTGATAATAAAATATTACAATCAATTAATTCCTTCCAATCATACTCCGTATGGAATATTTATAAAAAATATTTAATTAATAAATATAAAAATACTTTAATAGAATTACCAGAATTAGTTTTTAGAATAGCAGAAAGTAATAGTATGATTAAAGAAACATTTAAAGTTGTTTCAGAAGCATTTAAAGAAAAACCTAAAAAAATTATATTAATGAAAAGTGCTAAAAATGCTACTAATAAAAGGTTTGCTATTTTTGAAAAAAGTTTTAAAAAATATGTTAAAACATTATTATTTCCAAATGTTAAAGATATTGATGCTACTGGAATGAGAATGTCTATATTAAACCACGATAAAACTAAATTTTTTAAATATTTACCTAAAGATTTATTAGAAAAAGATAAAAATAAAATATGGAAAATATGTAATTATTAGATAATTTAAAAACTTAAACTAATTATTATAATTATTTAGAAAATATTTAAAATAAAAAATTGACGGATAAATTTTACTAATTTTATTTTAATTATATTTCAAATACAAATTTAGTAAAACTAGACATTTTACCGAAACGCTCAAAATGGACGAACAATTTATGAGAATGTTAAAAGACATGCGCAATTGCACAACTGCAATGGCGACTCTTCATTCCTCTTTGATTGAAAACCCAGAAGTATCTGCGGTTATTTCAATCGCTCCCGAAACACCTACCCACTACTGTATTAGAGGAAAAATTATCTCTAATCCCCGTTTTGGTCTTTCTTTATCCATCCCTCCAGATGCATGTGGAAATCGTGGAGAACGACATCCCTCAACCTTAGAGACGGCACTTCTCAGAATATCCGAAAATGGAGACATTGACACTGCCAAATTGGCTTATATCGATTCTCTTGGATATTCCGATATTTGCCGATTCGCAAATATTGAGGAATTAGTGGAAGAGATGAAACGCCTTTCGAGTCTTCTTTCTGAATTCAGAGAGGATTAATTAGAGGTATTTCCTTCAATTAATCTTCAATGATTATTTAGAATCATTAAGAATTGATAATTTAGTTTCAAATCTAAACACTTCTTTAATGTTTTATAAAAACCTAAATAATATTTATTAATTAAATCTAATGAAACTTCATTTTTTAAAGCATCATATAATTTTCGTTAGTGTTTATTATGTTAATTAATAATAATTTATAATCTTCATATCAACAATGAAAGTTATTTAAAAAATTATTTGTCTTAATATTTTCTTTTTGTCACCATAATTTAACCAATTTGCATACACGAAAATCTATTAGATGTTTAATTTACACTTCTTAGATTTTTATAAAAAATATTAAAAACTTTAATAATAAAAATATTTTATTATATTAGATAATGAATAATAATTTAAATGTTTTTTCATTAAATAAATTTAGGAAACCAAGTGCTAATTATTATAATTCAAAAGATGAATGTATAAAACATAAAACAAAATATGGTGTATTAAGTAATCCTCGTTTTCCATTATTTGATCAAAATTATTTTCACGCGGGTGATACTAAAGATATTCTAAAGTACGGATTATTACCACTAAGATATGTATATTCTGATGAGAAATTTGATAAAAGTATAAAGAAAACTAAAACTAATATATTTAAATTATATAAAAATATAGATTATAACTCAGTATTAAATTCTTTTGAATATATGTTTAAAAAATTTAAAAAGGGAATATTTGTTATTATTAAAGATAATAAACTAATTGTTTATTTGCCTTTTAGTAATGCAAATTATAAAAATACTTGGTATAAACAAACCTATTTTTCTGAAGAAGAAAAAAGATTACTTCAAACACATGATTTAAAAACTATAAAAAGACAATTAGATCAAAATATTATAAATTTTCAAAAAAAATATCATGAACAATTTAGAAAACACAAAATTGATTTTAATCGTGAAAAATGGTATGCAAATAATTGTAATTTAAGAAATCAATACCCGCATTATGAAGGTGAATTAAATACAAGTGTTTTTAAAAACATGATTGAAGAATTATTAAAAGAACGTAGTGTACCAGATATTGAATTTTTTATTAATGATCGTGATTTTCCCATTCTTAAAAATGATTATACAGAACCATTTAATCATTTATATGATGGAGAAGATGTTAAAATTGAATCTGAATATCAGTATAAAAAAATGGCACCCATTTTCTCCAAATCAATTACTGATAAATTTGCCGATATGTTAATACCCACAAATGATGATTGGTTAATGGCATCAAATAATTTTTTTGTAGATGGATGTACTGACTCATATCATAGTTCGGTATGGAAAAATATAAATCAAGATTGGTCGAAGAAAAAGCCGATTTGTATATTTAGGGGAAGTGCCACTGGTTGTGGTATTACTATAGAAAATAATAATAGATTAAAAGCCGCAAATATTAGTATTGATTATCCTAAAATATTAGATGCTGGAATAACAGATTGGAACGCACGACCTAAAAAATACATGAATGATCATATAAAAATAATAGATAGTAAAGGATTTCGATTTAAAATAGCTAATAAAATAAGTAATATACAAAAATCGAATTATAAATATATTCTTAATATTGATGGACATGTATCTGCGTTTAGATTATCATCTGAATTAAGTATGAAAAGTGTAATTTTATTAGTAAAAAGTCCATACAAAATGTGGTTTTCACATTTATTAGAAGAATATGTTCATTATATTCCTATTAAAGAGGATTTAGAAGATTTAATTTCACAAATAAAATGGTGTATTAATAATGATAAAAAATGTAAAATAATTGCGGAAAATGCAAAGAAATTTTTTGATAAATATTTAACTAAAGACGGAATTTTTAACTATTTAGAAACACAATTTATAACAATTTATAATAATAAAAATTTTAAAAATTTATTAGATTTACCAAAATTGAAAGAGTCTAAAAAAAATATTGCTATTATATCATGTTTTCGTGATAAAGGAGATGGTGTTCGTGAAAAAGAAAATAAATTATTTGTACAATTAATGAACAAATTACTTAAACCATATTGTAATTTTCATATATATATTATAGAACAAAGTAATGATGGAGAAAAATTTAATATTGGTAAATTAAAAAATATTGGTTTTGAAATTGCTAATTTAAAAGATAAATATGATAATTTTATTTTTTCAGATATTGATACTATTCCCGATTATGATTTAATGCAATATTTTATAAAATCTTATAAATATCCAGTTTCATTAGCAAGTTGTGGGACTAGATATCAAAATAAAAATAAAGTAATAAATAAACCATTTATTGGATCATTAGTAAGTTTTAGCAAAGAATTATTTAAAAAAATAAATGGATATCCAAATAATTTATGGGGATGGGGTGGAGAAGATGATTCATTATTAAATAGATTAATTATAAATAAAGATAAATATTTATATTATCCAAAAAAAGGATGTATTATTGATACAGAAGAAGTTAATATGACATTAATAAGTATTAAAGATAAAATTAATAGTGTAATAATGGATGAAATTAAATATGAAAAATTATACGAGGATTTAAAATCATGGAATAAAAATGGAATTAATAAACTTAATTATAAAATACTATCTACGCATAAAATAAATGAAAATACTACGCAAATAAAAGTAGATTTATTAAAAAAAGTAGATGAAAAAATGTTTCCTTTTCTATTTCCTGAACCGAATGAAAATTGGGAAATAATATCTAAACCAGTTCGAAATATGTGGAAAAGTATTATTATAAAATATGTTTAATGATACAAATAAAACATCCATGATAATGCTAAACTAGTAATTCTAGGAAAATTAACAAAACCTTTATATCCAGAAATATGAGAATTGTATGATGTTTTGAATTCACTATGATTATCACATAGTTTTTGAATAAGAGGACGATATGTTTTATCAAATATTATACTTTCTAATAATTGAGATAATTTAGCATAACCTTCCGTTGTTAGATCTCTACAATAATTCGATTCAACATGAATAATTATTTCATTATATCTTATATATAACATATCTGGATATACATAAGTATAAAAAATATATTGTTTTACTTCCTTGGGAAGTTTATTTAAAAATACAGATAATTTATCATCTCCATCATAATCAGTATTTCTTTCTAAGAATTTTATAGAAGTCAAATTTAAAAAATTCATTATTTATTTGTAATCACTTTAATAAATATTAATTAATTAAGTAATTCAGCATCAATTTTTAATTTCAAAGTTATTTTAATATATAAAATATATTATATATTAACATATGAATCCTATAATAGCAGTTTCTTACATAAATGATAAAAAAATAAAAGGAACAATCTATTTCTATGAAAATATTTATAATAATACTGTTATAATTGACATTGATTTAATAGGATTAAAGAAAAATGGAGTTCACGGATTTCATATTCATGAAGCTGGAGATTTAACTGATAGTTGTACAAGTGCATGCGCTCATTTTAATCCATATAATAAAAATCATGGTGGAATTAATTCTAAAGAAAGACATGTTGGAGATTTAGGAAATATAATTGCAGATGAAAATGGAATAGTTAAAATGAAAATTACTGATAATTTAATAAAATTAAAAAATTCTAAATGTAATATTATAGGACGTGCTGTTGTTATTCACGAAGACCCTGATGATAATGGACTCGGAGGACACGATGATTCATTAACAACTGGACACGCAGGTAAAAGAATAGCATGTGCAGTAATTGGATATTCTAAAAAGATGTTTCAAAAATAATTAATAACCAATTTTATGATTATTTAATAAAGTATCTTTATCACTAATATCATTAACAATATTCTCTGTTTTACTGCTATTACAAATATTTATTATATCATTAACAATATTCTCTGTTTTACTACTATTACAAATATTTATTATATCATTAACAATACTATCCGTTTCACTACTATTATAAATATTTATTATAATATTTTGTTGATTAATAATATTGGTACTATTATTTCGGATATAATTCTTAGAATCATTAATTTTTGTAGAATTAATATTAAAAATTTTACAATTTTTTGTAATATGTCTTTTTAGATCATAATATCTTGAAAATTCTAAATTACAATAGAAACATTTTTTACATTTATTATCTTTAATGTATTTTAATATATCATCAAAATTATTTATATTCTTAACATCATCTTCCAACTTTATATTTTCTTTAATATTCTCCAATATTTTATTATTGGATAATTCAGTTTTTATGTCTTCTTTATTTTTATTAGGAGTTAAAGATAATTCTTCTAAATCTTTATCATTATATTTATAAGATTCTAATATTCTTGGACATTTTATTTTTCTATTAAGGTGTCTTTTCATATCACTCTTTAATTGAGTATTATAGAAACATCTTTTACATTCATATTTCATTTTATATAGTTATAGTATATTTAATCTTAAGTATATATTTTTTAATAATTTGCACAATTCCATAAATTTTTTTATATAATGAATCTATGTTGTTTATATTTTTTAATATTTATTAAATAATAAATCACAGTAAATAATAATGATGGAATTGTGCAAAAATAATAGAATTAGACATGATTCTATTATTTTAACCTTTTCCAGAACAAGTTTAAAAAGTACTTAAAGAATCAGACTAATTTAGTCTGATTTTATATATATATTTTTTAAGAAAGAGTTAAGTAAAATATTTATAAATATACAGTAATTAATAACATGTGAAATCTAATAAATAATCTTTATGAAATTATAAATTAAAATAGGGCGAATCTTATATCTATTAAGAGTAAATTATATAATTTTGAGAAAAAGTTAATAACCATTTTTATTATTTTTAAGAAGATTAATATTATTAAATAAATTATGAGCATCATCTTTTTTAGTATCAAAAATATCACTAATACACTCTTCTACTTTTCTTTGAGTAGTCTTATTATTTATATAATCATTATATTTTGTATCTATTTTATTCACTTCTTCATCATTATATTTTATAATTATTTTTGATTCACTTGTTTCAATTTCATCTTTCATTTTATTTAACTCATTATGTAATTTTTCCATAGACATATTTATAATATCACTTTTTTCCATATTTTGATATTCATTATTAGAATTATATACATATCCAATATTTGTTTTTTTGTCTAATATAACATTCAAATTATTTTTATTTTCTAATATTTTTTTTAGTAAATCTGTATATTTATTATCAGCTAATAATAATAATTGTTTCAAATATAAATCTATATGTTCAGTATTCCAATCTTTATCAAATGGTACTGGAATATTTGAACAATTTAATATATATATATTATTATTAGTAATATTATATGTATTATTTGTATTGTTTGTATTATTTTGCTGTTTATCTATATTTATTGTATTACCTTCATTTATAATATCACCATTTAATTCATTATTAGCAACTTTACAATATTCTTTTATATGTTTATTTAGAACAAAATTATTACAATAAATTTTATTACATTTATTACATCTAAATTCATCTATTTCTCTATCTTTTTTTCTAATAAGTGATAATTTATCAATTTCTTCATCACAATATTTAAAGGACTCGATACATTTTTCACATCTATTTTTTCTATTTAGATGAGATATCATAACGCTTTTTCTGTTTGTTTTATAATTACATCTTATACATTCATAATAGTTATCGTTCATAATATATTAGTTATATAAAAAGTCTTTATATAATTAATAATTTGCATAATTTATTATAATAATTTGCATAATTAATTATGCAAATTATTGATGTACATAATACAATAATATATATTTATATAAAAATATATTGTATTAAAAATATATAAATTATTATAAAATGCACTATAAAATGCACTATAAAATGCATAATTTTAAAAACTAAAAAAACTTGATTTCAAAAACTTTTTTTGAAAATTAAAATTTAAAAAAAAATTTTTAGAAATTCCAAAAAAAGTTTTTGAAATCAAGTTTTTTTGGTTTTCAGAAATTATGCATTTTATAGTGCATTTTATAGTGCATTTTATAGTGCAAAATATCACTGTATGTATTTTTATAATATATATGAATATTACTGTTATTTTATTCAATAAAAAATAAATATATAATAAAAATATAAATCTTATAAAAAAAATTTATAAAAATTATGCAAAATATAGTTGCAAAAATTATGCAAAATATAGTAGTACAAAATCCTAAAAGGGTCTAAATAATGCATTTTTTTCATTTATTTACTGTTAAAAAATGTTTGTTAGTATTTTTTAAAAATATAAAAAGAATAATAAATTCACTGACAGAAAAAAGTGTTGTTATGATGCGGATTTTTAACAAAAAATTCTTCTAAAAAAGTAGTGACCCGTTCAGGAAAAGTCTGCTAGGGTTCGCTTCTTAAATTTTTACACATTTTATTTACTGTTAAAATTTAACTGTTTTAAATTTAAAAAATATAAAAAGAATAATAAATTCACTGACAGAAAAAAGTGTTGTTATGATGCGGATTTTTAACAAAAAATTCTTCTAAAAAAGTAGTGACCCGTTCAGGAAAAG